GAATTTTTAAGACTATCAATTACTTTTTGAGTCTCTTGATTTCTTGCTTCTATTTTCTTACCAACTTGTTGTGCTTTTTTTGCAAGTGTCATACCAGTAAGTGCAGTTCCAGCAGCAAGACCTGCACGTAAAGCTAATGCGGCTGGAGACTCATCAATCTGTTCACCCTCTGGTTCATAGTGTGCTACTTGGGTTTCAGTTTTTCTTTTTGCTAATGGTAATTGCGGTCCGGTTCTTTTTAAGAAAATTTCCTTTTCATTAGGATTATCAGTTCTTGATCCTTTGTTGTAAAGTTTTTGAGTCCTTTGCGCTGCTTTATGGGATTCTGGATTGATTGGTGGAAGCATTTGTTCATCGACTCCTTGAAGTTTTCCTGCTTGTCTAAGAGCAATGATTCTCTGTGTTGGAGTCATTTTTTCTTTTCTATTCATAATTTTTTTTACTGCAACATCAAATGGTTTTTTATCTGACATTGTATCAGTATCAGCAACTTGTTCTTTCATTTCTCCACTACCAACATAGTCTGCTGCAGAATCAATATAATCTGCTGCTTTAGTAATTTTTGATTGAACCCAAGCCTCAATATTTCCTTCACCCTTTTTCATTTTATTTCTTAATCTTTTTGCGGCACTAATAATTGTAGAAAGTTCTGAACGTGCCATTGAGTATTCATGATCATAAGATTCTGGAAAATTTCCTGGATGTGGTTTATTGGGATCGTAGTCTTTACCTAAAGCACTTGGTAAAGAATACATATCCCAAAACTTTGAACCATATTTGCACTCTGAACGAGTTTCATTCTTTTGACATTTTGGACAATACCTGATCATTTCTGTTGCCTCCGATTTTGTACCCCAATTTGCAGCACCAACTTTACGACACTTGACAAGTGCTCCAGATGCATATGCACTTGGCCAAACATCGTATCTTGATTTTACTTTATTATAACAGGCATCTTTAGTTCCACTACCTTTTCCTGGTCTATCTTTTGATGCTTCGTTGAGTTCCATTGATTCTCTAATTCCTGGTTCTGCTTTTACGTAATTGGGATCTTTTTTACCTTTAGCAAAAGTGGAAACCATTGTCGGTTTTGCTCCACCAAACTTTGCTTGTTGACCTTTATCTTTTTTTCTTTTTCTTCTTACTGCAGATTTAATAAGTGCTAGTCCTTTTTTACCTTTTCTTTTTAGTGCCTTTAGTCTTCCACTACTAAAACATTTTGGTGTTTTAGTTTCTCCTGGTTCATTTGCACATGGAGAACCATCTGCTTGAACCCATCCAGGTTTTCCATCTTTAGATTTAGAACCTTTGAACCAATGATGAAGAGTTCCCTCATTTAATTTTTTAATCCAATCATCTGGGGTTTTATCATGCTTTTCAACAAAGGCATTATGCAATTGTTTTGCTGTCATATCATGTTTTTTCATAATACGACGCATTAGATGATCAATAGAATTATATGAAGTATTATCTAATTTTTTTAATCCAGTTTCAAGTTCTTGGACTGCATTATCTTCACAACCACAATGTTCTTTTACATCTTTAAATTTTTTATGATGCTTTTTAGCATCCGATTCCATTTTTTTCAAACGAGTATAATAATCTGGAATTTCATCTAGATGTTGAAGAGCAATATCAGTTGCAAGATCTTTATCATTAGTATGCTCATGTTCAATGGGAATACCCATTTCAAGTTGTTTTTTTACAAAAGAAACATCAAGTCTATGCTTTTTTGCTATCTGCTCAACTGTTTTGTGAGATTTGACTTGGTGCATTTCATTAAAAGGAGATTTTGATTTAGTAGTTTCACCTTTTGCTCTTTTTTTACGAGCAGCACAATGTGCTTTTTGAGAAAATCCGCTTGGATTATCACAATCTATTGATCTTTTATATTTGTCAGACCAACTCATTGAAAAAAATGGATTATTCCTTATTATTTAGAAAACCTTGTTTAAGTAACTTTGATAACTCTGATGTTGATCCCACAAATACTGCGTTATTTGTTACATTATTTGTTGTTTTTACGGATTCTTCTTCAACATCTTTTAGTTTTTTCTGCAAATCAATTAGTTTATCAGTTACATCTCCAACAGATTTGATTAATTGTCCTGCAACTTCATACGCTCTAGGACTTCCACCTTCACCAGCAAGTTCCATTATCCCATTAATTGCTTCTTGACCTTTTTCAATTAATGAATAAAGATTTGCTCTTGTATATTCATAGTCTTTTTGAATATCATCCGTTTTAATCGGTGATACATTTAATTCGTCTTTTACCTTTTCTACTTCAATAATATCACTTTGTATATTAAGAGCAGAATCTAATCCATCATATTTTTTTGTCATAATCTATCACAGGTCTCTTTGTTGTGTTGGACTATAAATTCTAGAATCGCTAAAAGATTGCCATTCTTCGTTAAATCCAAAATCATCATCTGGTTCTGCATCAATAGGATCTGGTGTGACTGTATACCTCATTTCCCTCTTAGCAGTCTCCACGTCTGTAGATGTATATAAATCGACTTGAACTTTACGAATAAGACCATCAGTAGAATCTGCAACAGGCCCAAACAGATAGGTTTTTGCAGTAAAATTTAAAGTATAAATTAAAATTCTTCTTGTGGAAAAATCTCCTTCATAATCATCAGTAAAAGAAACACTATCTAATACAATAGGAATATCTCTTTTTTCTCCGATTGAATCTACTAAGTCTACAGTTAGATTAAATGCTGGTTGAAAATATGGAAGTATTTGTTCCACTACTTGTAAAGCATCATCTTGCAACTTAGTCATTATATTTAACTGAAAACCAATATTATATGGTACTGGCATGAAAACTTTTTTTATCTTATTGCCATCTAATGCTTTAAAAGTTTGTGTAATGCCAGATTTTCTTGTGGAATCATATTGAATAGATGTCATTTCAAATGACATTCTTGGTAATGTCATTGCAATTGGTTTATTTAATTCTGGTTGCTGATTTATACGTGCTAAAAATTTTTGAATCGGTCCATATGCTAAGGGAACTTTCATCTCACTTATACTATCACCTGATGAATCTTTATGTCTTATATAAATTTCATTAAAAACTGTTCCAAAAGCAATAACAGTTTTTCTAATGATTTCGTGATAGTAGTATGTTCCTAGCATTAAAATGTACCGAATGGATTTGATTCTGAAAAATCTACGATGCCGTCAGCCGCATTTTCGATTTCTACATTTTCACTATATTTATCATATTGATCCCAAGTATCATACGATTTTATAGAGTAACTAGCACCAGAGGCAGCGCCAACTAATAATTCTCCAGGATAAAACTCTTTTGTTGCAGCATTATCTACAAAAGATACTTTAAGTATTTTTGTATCAAAATCCCAAGATTTAACTCTACCTCTAGTTCCAGAAATTGATCCAAATACTTCTTCATTAAATATATAAGTTCCAATTCCAGAAATGACTGGTGGTGGTGCAATTGTAACTGTAGGTGCAACAGTGTATCCTACTCCGGGATTTATAATTCTAATAGAACTAATTGTTTGTCCTGCACCAACGATTGCCATTGCAACAGCAGTTTGTCCAACACCAACAGATCCTGCAATACTTACTATTGGTGAATTTATATAACCACTACCACCATTTGTAATGACAAATCTACTAATTCCACTTCTACTAGTTTCAATTGAACAAGTTGCTATTGCGTTCGTACCGCCACCACCAACTATAGAAATTGTTGGAATTGTAGTATATCCTGCTCCAGCATTTGTCAATACAATAGATTGAATAGAATAAACTCCTGCTTTAGAAGTTGTAATAGCAACAGCACTAGCATTTTGACCACCTATTGGTGCCGATGAAATTGCTACAGTTGGAGTTGAAGTATAATCATATCCATCATTATTTAAAAATATTTGTCTAATATATCCAGTGTTGATTATAGGTGTCGCAGATGCTGTAGATCCTGCACCAATTAACTGGAGTGTTGTAATATAACCTTGATCTTCTATTTGAGTGTCTATTTCATCTATTGTTGTATCAATTACTTCATCTTCATATTCAAATAATTCACACCTAAGTTCATATACATATAATTTTCCCAACTGATAAAAATTGACCTCATGTTCAACAAATTTTACTTCGAAAATTCTTTGTCCTAGAGGAAAATAAACTAAATCACCCTCTCTAGGTCTAGAAGAAAGAGTAATCTCTTCAGAGTTTTCTACGTTTAAAAAAGGAGATATAAAATCTTCAAATCTTTCTTTTGAAATGATAATACTTAATTCATCTTTTAAGTTAACTCCAAATTTAGTTAAAATATCCCCTTGTCCTGTATATCCATCAAAGTTATTAACATAAGCTTCAATGGAAAAATTATCATCAAATTTTGATGATTGTATTTCTTTAATTACAGTTTGTTTTCGTACAAATTTTCTTGGTATGTAAATAACATCCACACCATATATTTTCAATTGTTCATTAATTAAATCTTGTACTAGTCTTTGTTCTCCTGGAGAACCTTGTAAGAAAAAAGGATTTAGTGCCATTATCCAATAAAGTCGTAAGGGGGAAGTTCATAATCCATTGCCATTCTTTGCATTAAGTCTTGTAGTTCTTTTTCGGCATCTTCGTAAATTTCTCTACCATTTAATTCAATTCCTCCTGGCAACTTAACTCCTCTAAATTTAATCAAATTTTGACCCCACTGTTTTTTCATTAATGCTGTTAAATATTTTTTAAGAAAACTATCATTATAAACTTTAGTAAAATCATTAGGATCTAAAATTCTATAACAATCTATAATTATAAATGAATCTGCTTTTTGAGCCCCCCATTCAATATCGAGATACATTCTGTTTTGTCTTTTATTGAATCTTATCTGCTTGTCTGTTGTTAATAAAAAGTCAATATCCTCTAGATAACTTTTTACCATCGCATATTGTAAAAGTTCAACAGAATTGAAATAATAGAGATCATTTAAAAATAACTGATATTTAATACTAAACATCCCACCAGAAATAGAACTAGTATCAAACTT